AAACTCACCGAACGCTTCAACGTCCAGCACATCGGCATCGACACCACCGGCATCGGTTACGGCGTGTTCGACCTGGTGCGCGATTTCTACCCGCGTGCGACCTCGATCCACTACAGCCTCGAAACCAAAAACACCCTGGTGCTCAAGGCACAGGACACGATTCAGGGCAGCCGGATCGAGTGGGACGCCGGCTGGAACGACATTGCTCAGGCGTTCCTGACGATCAAGCGCGGCACCACCGGCGGTGGCCAAGTCACTTACAGCGCATCGCGCACCGACGCCTCCGGTCATGCCGATATCGCCTGGGCAATCATGCACGCCCTGGCACACGAACCCCTCAACACCAACAAACAGCGGCGCAGCCGCTACACACTCAGCGGACCAAGCACCCATGGGCAAACCAGCAAAAAACCAGCCGCAAAAACCAGCACCAGGTCCGACGCGGGCATTTTCATTCGGTGCGCCGGAACAGGTCCTGACCGAGAACATCGGGCATTACCTGGGCGTGTTCGCCACCCACGACGGAAAGACCTACACGCCGCCGGTGTCACGCCAAGGCCTGGCCAAGCTGCTGCGCGCCAACGCTCACCACGGCGCCATTCCGGGGTTCAAGCGCAACCTGTTGCTGCGTGAGTTCATCGCTTCCGAGGGGTGTTCGGTTCAGACCATGAGTCGCGCCGGGTTGGACTTCATGGTGTTCGGCGAGGCGTACTTTCTGCGCAACCGCAACGCCTTCGGCCAGGTGCTGCAGATGGATCATCTGCCGACCATCAACATGCGGGTCAGGGTTGGTGGCGGGTTTGTGATGCTGCTGCCGGACGGCAAGGAGGTGGAATTCGAAGAGCATGAAGTCGAGCACGTTATGAACTACGACGTGGAACAGAACATCTACGGGGTGCCCGACTACCTGGGCGGCATGCAGGCGCTGTTGCTCAATGAGGCCGCTACCCTCTTCCGCCGACGCTACTACAGCAACGGCGCGCACGCGGGTTACATCTTCTATACCAACGACCCGAACCTGACCGAGGAGGACGAAGAGTCCCTGCGCGATCAGATCAGCGCGAGCAAGGGCGTGGGTAACTTCCGCTCGATGTTCGTGAACATCCCGGGCGGCGCGGAGAAGGCGATTCAGATCATCCCCGTAGGAGACTTTCAGGCCAAGGACGAGCTGGAGAAGGTGAAGAACATCACCCGCAACGACGTGATTGCCGCCTGGCGAATGAACCCAGCGCTGGCCGGCATCATCCCGGAAAACAGCGCCGGCTTTGGCGACATTGAAAAAATCGATCGCGTGTACACAAGCAACGAGATCCGACCGATCTGTCAATTGTTCAACCAGCTCAACGACACGCTACGCGATGACAGGCGATTCACCTGGAAGAAACAAGAAGATGTAGTTGATTCCACTACATCCAGTGCATAGCTAAGAGATTGCCACTACAACTTGTGGCAAACTAGTGGCGATTGGCTGCCCTGGGGAGGGACACAATGCGAGTTGAATGCAAGTGCGGACACAAAGGACGGATCGCTTCCAGAGAGAAGTTTTCCACGGATTTCGCAAAGTTGTATTGCCAGTGCCTGGACGCAAAGTGCGGGCACACATGGGTGGCAAATTTGACGTTTTCACACACGGTGAGCCCGTCGGCTCAGTCATTCGAAAGGATGTTGTTCGACCGATTGCGGGACATGCCCAGGGCAAAGCAGCGGGAGCTGTTTGAGCAACTGGGATCGCAGGCTGTGGCGTGATGCTCAAACCGCCGACTCAATGATGTCGGCGATCGGTTACATGAAACGGTTTATCAGTTGCTGGCCGACTCTTCTGGATGGGTAGCTAAGACCTCAGACATCCGGCGGAGATGAACTTGTTCCTGTTCACTCAGCAGGCGGTACAACCGAATGAGCTGACGCTCAATTTTCGTAAGGCTAAGCCATTCGAATTCGGCGGTTTCGACTCTGCCAAGTTCGTTTTTTGTGCGATCCAACATGCGTACTACTCCATAAAGTGCATATCTGAATCGACGTTATCGGGGCGGGAACAGGCTTTAGAACGGGGAGATGACGAATGCCCTAAGTGCTTTGTTACAAGTTAATTCTGCTGACGAGCAGCGTCATCAGCCATCGCTTTCAGAAATCTACGAATCGCTTCCTGGTCGCCTGGCGTGATGCTTCGGTATTGGGTAACCAAGCGATCTTCGACTTCGGAAAGAGCCTCGATAGGAAGCGTCGTGCGTACTCCATTAACGATAAAAGCGACGTCAAAACCCAGTTGGCTAGCAGCCAGACTCAGGTAAGACGCTGGAGCATCACTAGCGCCGGATTCGTAGTTCCCTTGGGTACGTTTAGAGACGCCAAGTTTTTCGGCAAGTTGATCTTGGGTCAGACCTGCCTGAGTGCGCAGTTGTCGCAGACGGGCGCCGATCTCTTCAGAAAGAGTCAATATTTTTCCACTCGCATATTTACATTGGCAGTTTTTTGCCACATCCTGCGCTCGTCATCACACGAAAACGCAAGGAATTGCACTATGCCCAACACAAGCATCAGCGAGCAAGCCCGCATAAAAGCGCGTAAAGCCTTGGAGAAGCGCGGTCAGACCGCGAAGAACTTTGCAGAACTGCACAACCTGACCCCCAGCACCGTATATGCGGTGCTCAGTGGACAGAGCCATTGTCGCCGTGGGGAGGCACATCGCGCCGCCGTATTACTCGGCATCAAAGACGGCGTGATCGAACAGTAATGGCACTGAGTCACAGGGAAAACCAGAACATGAAAAGTTCAGTTCTAAAGACTCGCCGGGAAGTAGTCAGCGCCATTATCTGTAGTTACCCAGGTGGACGGGAATGCGCTGCAGCGCGCATAGGTTTGGCGCTAAAAAAATTCGACAACCACGCTTACGAAAACAACAACAGTCGCCCGCTAACCGACGCCCAGCTCTACCAATTGGAGCAGGAGGCTGGCACTCAGCATTTGCCCAACTACGTGGCGGCGATGTACGGCGGTTTGTTCGTTCCCGTCGCAGATCCAGAGACTTTGGACAATGTGGAGATGTATACCCTTTCTGTGCAGGTTGCGGCCAAGCGCGGATGTGTTGACCAAGAAATTGCAAAGGCGTTAGCAGACGGTTGCATTTCCGAAACCGAAGCAGAGCACATCCTCAATGCCCACAACTTACACATGGCAGCACGTCACGTCGAAGTGCTGGCAGCCATCGACTTGTACCGCAACAAAACAGGGGCTGCCCAATGAGCGTCATGTCTGCAGTAAACGAATATCAGGACGTGCTCAAAGCCGCTGCGCTCGCATTTCTGGAGCGCCACCACTGCGAGCACCTGGGCGACGATCAGCAGCTGTTTGACCGTGCAGTGCAGCACTTCGTAACCGATTACGACGTCTTGACGACGACCGCCGAAAGGCTTGTGCACCTGGCGGGCAGCGATATGTCGGCGATACGCGATCGCCAGCGTTTGGACGTGATCAGCAGCACCTCGACGCACACAGTCATCATCGACCCCGCCACCGGTAACGCTTGGGCTGTTCCTGTCAGCCTGATCTACGAACGCATTCTCAACGCACCGGACAACGGTCGTTACCGCATAGCCACACCGTAATACCCTCCCACTAAATCGCCCGTCCCGCCGCTGTGGGTTTGGGTGAGCTGCGCCCGGAATAGAGGTTTGACGATGGAAAACGCCATGAACATCAACGCAAAACTGACACCAGGTCAGGCCCAAGCGCTCTTGGCCAACCTGCGCGAGCAATACCGTCTCAGCCTCAATGACCTCTGGTACGCGGATCAGTACCGCCTGATTCCCAATGGCTTGCGCCACGGATCAATTCTCGCCAACAGCCCGGTGATGGCTGCTCAAAAGCACCTGATCGGCGCCCTAACCCAAAGCCTCGGCCTTAGCCTCAAGGCAGTGAAGTAATCATGAGAGACGATCTGCGTCACGACGTTCTGCAGCGCATCGAGTCCGAATTCGGCCTCAAACACCGTGCGCCCACCAACTACATGCGTGGGGGAACGTGTCCCAAGTGCAACAAAAAAGAGCTGTACACCCGTTTCGACAGTCCGTGGCAGCTGATATGTGGTCGACAGGAAAAGTGCGGTCACACGGTGCATGTGAAAGAGATCTACGACGACCTCTTTGAAGACTGGAGCAAGCGCGTTCCAGCTACTGAGAACGCCCCCACAGCGACTGCCCGTGCATACCTTGAGTTTGCCCGCGGCTTCGATATTTCATTGATCGGCGGTTGGTTTACTCAGGAAACGTACTACTCCACCCAGCACGACGCTGGCAGTGCGACGGTACGCTTCGCACTGGAGAAAGGCGGCTATTGGGAACGCCTGATCGACAAGCCGTCGCGCTTCGGCAAGATGAAGGCCCGCTTCAAGCCGGGTGAGTCCTACAAAGGCGTGTGGTGGTGTCCGCCGTGCGTCGACGTGCTCGAGGCGAAGGAGATCTGGATTGTCGAGGGTATCTTCGACGCGCTTGCCCTGGTGCATCACAACATTGCCGCCGTGTCGGCAATGTCCTCAAACGCTTTCCCTGCAGACTCGTTGCAAGCACTTGTAGCGGCTCGCCCAGGCAACCTGCCAAAGCTGGTTTGGGCGCTGGATAACGAACCTGGTGCACACGCTTACACCAAGCGCTGGGTCCGTATGGCCCGTGAACTGGGATTCACCTGCGAAGCAGCCCAAATCCCACAGCGGGATAACAAGAAGGTCGACTGGAACGATCTGCACCAGCGTTGGCAGTTCCTGGACGAAGGCGAGAAGCGAGATGCTCAGGTCGATAAAGACATCACCACTGCGCGGCATTACGGCGCCCTGCTGATCGCTGAAAACGCCACCGAGAAAGCCCTGGTGATGTTCGATTGGAAACGCCGCAGCGAATTCCACTTGGAGTTCGGCAATCGCCTGTACTGGTTCAAGCTCGATCTGGAGAAGTACAACAAGGCGATTCAGGAACTCGAAGACAGCGATCATCACGACGACCAACAGCTAAACAATAAACAAATGCGGGCCAAGGCTATGCAGCAGTGCGGCGCGCTGCAGCGTATTGCTACCTGTAATCCGAAGGCCCTGTACTACCAGGAAAACAAGCTCACCGACGAGTCCTGGTACTACTTCCGGATCACGTTCGCCCACGATGCTGCACCGATTAAGAACACCTTCACCAGCTCGCAGATCGCCTCGTCTGCAGAGTTCAAGAAGCGGCTGCTCGGCATTGCCCCAGGCGGGATGTTCACTGGTACCACCCAGCAGCTGGATGCCTTCATTGAGGAGCAGACAGATGCCCTCAAAACCGTTCAGACCATTGACTTCACCGGCTACACCCGTGAGCACAGCGCGTACGTCTACGGCGACGTGGCGGTGCGCGATGGGAAAGTGTTCAAGCTGAACGAGGAGGATTTCTTCGACATGGACCGGCTGAGTATCAAGACCCTCAGCCAGTCGGTGATCCTCAACCTGAACACGGAGCTGGAGAAGTTCGACACCGAGTGGCTGGACATCATCTGGCAATGCTTCGGTGCCAAGGGCCTGGTCGCGCTTGCATTCTGGTTCGGCTCGCTGTTCGCCGAGCAGATCCGGCAGCACCAGAAAAGCTATCCCTTCATGGAGATCATCGGTGAGCCAGGCGCCGGTAAGTCCACGCTGATCGAGTTCCTATGGAAGCTCTGCGGTCGCATCGACTACGAGGGTTTCGACCCAACCAAGGGCACCCCAGTTGCTCGAGCACGTAACTTCGCCCAGGTCGGCAATCTGCCGGTGGTGCTGATCGAGTCGGAGCGGGAAAAGACCGATGGCAGCCAAACCAAACAGTACGACTGGGACGAACTCAAAACCGCCTACAACGGCCGCAGCGTCCGCTCCACGGGTGTGAAGAACAACGGCAATGACACCCGCGAGCCTCCTTTCCGTGGCGCTGTGGTCATCGGCCAGAACCACGCGGTGAACGCTTCCGAACCCATTCTGCAACGCCTGGTGCACATCGCTATGACTAAGGATGGGCAGACGCCGCAAACCAAACTGCTGGTGGAAAAGCTCGAGCGTATGCCGGTCGACCGCGTCAGCGGCTTCCTGGTCAAGTCCACCATGATGGAAAGCAAGGTGATGGAGACCGTCCGCGAAAAGGGGCCCAAATACGAACAGCAGCTGCTGGCTCTCCCCGAGATCCGCACCGTCCGGATCGCGAAGAATCACGCCCAGTTGCACGCCCTAGTCGATGCCCTGGTTCATGTTGTCCCACTGAAAAAGCACCAGGTGGACGCGGCCCACGCCGAGATCCAGGGCATGGCCAAGGAGCGCCAGCTGGCGATCAACGCTGATCACCCGATCGTCGTCGAGTTCTGGGAACTGTACGAGTACTTGAACAGCACTGCAGGTGGGCTCAACCACTCTCGCAATGACGGCTTGATCGCGGTGAACCTCAACGACTTCGCCAAGGAAGCCGCAGAGAAACGCCAGAAAGTCCCGGACCTGACTGAGCTCAAGCGCCACCTGAAAACAAGCAAGTGCCCCAAGTTCGTTGAGACCAACAGGAACGTCTGCTCGGCATGGGATACCGACGCCGCCGACAAACCAAAAACCGTGCGGTGCTGGATTTTCCAGGCTGCCTGATACCACCAAGGGAGGAAGCGCAGATGCAAGTTCAAGTGTTCGTAGGCAACGCCGGCGACGGCAAGATCAGCAAGCTGCAGGAGATCCAAGATCGGCTGATTGCGGCGGGACAAAACACACCGATCATTCAAGCCGGAGCGTATGGCGAAGACGGGCTACTACAGATTTTGGAAGTTCGAGCGGCAGGTGGCCAGCGCGAGATCCTAGCGGATGACTGCACCCGGCTGCAGATTCTGAAGGTTCTGGAATGGCGGTCATGCACTGAGGATGACCCGAGTTTTGACTACCTGGTCATTCACCTGGCTCGCCAGGACTAACCGGAATTGAAGAGCGGTGTCGAGGGGTTGGCCCTCCCCGACACCAACCACCACTGAGGGCAATACC